ACGACGGCGTGAACTGCAACCGCCTGGGAGACCCGGGGAAGCATATGCTGGAAGTGCGCGTGGCGCGGCAGAAGTACAATGTGGCCACCGGGGAGATCGGGCTGGAGAGCGTGAAGTTCCGCATGACGGGAGTGCACTCCTCCACGGACAAGGGCAAGGTGGAGCAGGGGAACCCCTGGGGCTCCACGGACAAGTATGCTTGCCTCAGATTTGAGGAGGAAATCAATGGAGAGATTGTGACCCTGGTGGACGCCATGGCCGGAATCATCAAGGTGAACGGCGTGACGGTGACGGATACCGTGGAGAGCATTCTGTCCTGACGGACTTCGAGCAAGTGGATACCCACTTGTGCACTCGGAGGGGCTTCGGCCCCTCCGAACCACCCATGCAATCAAGGAAAGGGATTGAAAAAAATGGACAAAAAGGCATTGCCCATGGCCACCGCTCTGGGAGAGCAGGAGCCGATGGAGGAGGAAAGGTCCGACGTATCGGAGGAGGCAAAGGCTGCCGCGACCGATCCGGTGGAGAAGGCCATGAAACTGAAAAAGGGGAAGCTGGTGCTGGAGAAACCCATCCGCGCGAAAAGCCAGGATGTGACAGAGCTTTCCTATGACTTTACCAAACTGACCGGATGGGACTTCGCCCAGGCGCTGGACAGCGACAGCGAGGCGGGTTCCATTTTCCATCTTACTAACAAGCAGGCGTTCGCGCTGTTTGCGGCGGCTGCCGCCAGGGCCACCGGCGAGGTGGATGAAACCGACGTCAAAACGCAGATGGGAGTAGCAGACGCGGTGTGCGCGATGCGGATTGCCTCGCTTTTTTTCGCCGCTACTGTCCAGGCGGGAAATCGGCGTATTTTGAACGGGTGAGCAATGCGGCCATTGTAAGCCATACGCCGATCACCGATTTCATGGACATGACCATTTTCCGCTTTGCCGAGTTTTTCCGCGCCATCGGCGATGTGATGGAAAAGCTGGCGGACAAGCGGGATCAAGGGCGATAGGGGGGCGGGAGCTCCCGCGCCCGGGAGGGCGCTATGCAGTTTATCTACGAGGGCACGGACATTACGGAGCATATGGAGATCCGCGGCTGTGTCCACCGGGATTTATCCGGCGGGCGAGCGGACAGCCTGGAGTTGGTGGTTGGGAATGCCGCCAAATGGTTTGCCTGGGGGCCCAAGCGGGATGACAAGGTGCTGGTGTCCCACAACGGGTACGACACGGGCACACTTTTCATCTCCATGATTCTGCCAGAGGAGGGGCGGTACCGGCTGATTGCCACGGCCACCCCGTCCGCCGTGCGGCGCAAAGCCTACGGCACCTACGAAAACATCACCCTGGCCGGGCTGATGCGTGCCTGCGCTGCGGAGTGTGGCATGGACTGGGCCCTCTTCGGCCTGGAGGGGAGCATCCGCTATCCCTTCCTGCTGCGCAAGGACGAGGGAGTGACGGCATTCCTCCAGCGTGTGCTGGAGATGGAGGGTGCCACCCTTAAATGCCTGAACGGCAAGCTGGTGGCCATTGGCATTGAGTATGCCCAGGAGCAAAAAGCGGGGCAGAACATTGAGATTCAGTCCGCCACACCCGGCTTTTTTTATCGGCAGCGGGGCGGACGGTGGGACAGCGTGACCGTTATGAGCCCCTATGGAGAGGGCAGGGCCGTGGACACGGCTGCCGACACCTTGGAGAGCAGGATCTATACCGACCTGCCCGCCCATGACAGCCTGTCTGCGGGGCGGTGGGCCAGGGGGCTGTTGCTTTGCCACAATCGACGGGCGGAGGAGATGGAATTTGTCACCCCCTACAATCCCGGCATGACCGCCCTGGCCAGGGTGGACGTGACAAGCGTCACAGACGCCGCCGGAGAATGGGTGATAGACGAGGCCCAGCATGATTTTTTCAAGGGAAGCACCAAGGTGAAGATGGTTCGGAAAATTACCTCCATCAGCTAAAGGGAGGTTCCAATGTACAACGATTTTTTCGGCGCGGCCATCGAACGCGGCCAGGTGGTGGAAAAGACCCAGGCCGGTTACCGTGTGAAAAGCCTGACGCGCGTTGGGGTGGTGACGCCACAGATACAGGCAATGCAAGATGCAGAGTTTGCGGTTGGGGATGGCGTCTACTTCTTTCTGTTTGACGACGGAGAGGGGGGGATCCTGGGAAAGGCCGCAGGAGTGATCCAAGAGGAATAAGCAGGATGGAGGGCGCACATGGCAGGGCAGAGACTGGAGACCATCATCACCATCGGCGGAAGCGTGGACAATTCCTTTGGAACCATTGGAAGCGCCCTGCTGGGGCTTGGCTCCACCATTGACGGGATCAGCCAGAAGATTATCGGCTTTGGCAAGGACAGCGTAGGGGAGTTTATCGGCTATGACGACCTGATGCGTCAGGTGCAGGCGGTGGGCGAGTTCAGCGGAGAGGAAATGCGCACGCTGGATGAACTGAACAGCCGAATTGGGACTACATCCACCTACTCCAAGAAGCAGGCGGCGGAAGCCGAGGTCTTTATGGGTCAGCTGGGTCTGACCACCGAGGAAATCAAGACCCTGATCCCAAGCGTCCTGGGGCTGGCCATGGCCGGCAACCTGGGACTGGCTGATTCCGTGGATTACCTGTATTCCTCCCTGATGTCCCTGCGGGAAGAACTGGGCTTTGCCGGCACTTTGACGGACCAGATGGCCAAGACGGCGGCCATCGGATCCACAGACATCGACACCCTGGGCGACTCCATGACCCGGCTGGGTTCCGGCTTGAACCTATTCAAAGGCGGAAGCGCCGAGGTGCTGACCATCCTTTCGGCCATGGCACAGTTCGGCAAGGACATGCGGGGGGAGGAGGGCGGCACGGCCCTGCGCAACTTCGCGCTGAATCTGGTTGCGCCCATGGGTGAGAAAAAGGCCGTGATTGCCGCTCTGGAAAACCTGGGCATGACCCAGTCGGAGCTGGACGCCTACCTGGAGGAGGAGGGCATTGACCTTACCGCCGCTGCCGGAGCCATCAAGGAGCTGGGGCTCAACGTATTTGACGAAAGCGGAAATCTGCGCAACATGCTGGACATCATCTCCGACCTGCGCACCGCCCTTGCGGGACTTGGGAGCGACGATATGCGCGCCTCGGTGCTGGGCCAGATCTTTGGCAAGCGGGGCTATATTACCGCCAGCAACCTGATTTCCGTTTCGGATGAGCAGTACAAAATCAGCATGGCAGACATCATTGACAGCGAAGGCTTTGCAGCTCAGATGGCCGCCACCATGCAGGGAGGCCTGGGCGGTGCCATCCGGAAGCTGGAAGCCGCATGGGATTCCTTCAAAATCAAGGTGGGTGACTCCCTGGATGACGTGTTGCAGCCTGCGGCGGACTGGCTCCATGGCATCGTGGTGGAGCTGAACAACATGGATAAGAGCCAGTTGGATGCGTTGGTATCCGCAGCGACCACTATTGGAGTGGCGGGGCCCGCACTGCTGCTGGCAGGCACGGCCTTCCGGCTGATCGGCTTTGCCCTGACGCCGGCGGGCGGCATCACGCTGGGAGCTATCGCCCTGGTAGGCGCGGTCAATGCCATGCAGGAGCTGGCCGACGCGGATTATGCGTCCAAATTTGGCCAGATGAAGCTGGACTTTGACGAGCTGGGAGGCTATGTGAGCGACCTGCGCACCGGCTTTCAGGAATCCTACAAGGAGTTTGACGCCTACACAGCCTCGGTCCTGAAGGCGGTGGACAGCTACAAAACCGCCAGCAGTGATCTCTCTGGGGACCTGCTCTCCAAGATGCTCACCGGCACCCAGCTGACAGAGCCCGATAAGCAGGCCCTGGAAAAATTGGGAGTGGAGATGATGGCCCAGCTGCAGCTGGGCATCCAAAGTGCTTCGTCCGCCAACCTGACGTACCTGAAAAACCTCTTTGGCGGCGATGGCGTGGCGGACCTGGATCCCATCTACCAGCAGATTTCCGATGTGCTGAACCTGGAGAGCGAGGACCGGATGGCGGGCGCGGAAAGCCTGGGGGCGGAATTGCGGGACGCGCTGTTTAGCGCCTTTGAGGACGACACCATCTCACCGGAGGAATATGAGCAGATCGTCAGCCTGATTCGCAGCATCAACGAGGCCGTGGCCCAGGCCGCCGCACAGGTGGCCCAGGAGGAAAGCGAAATATCCCTGGAAAGCCTGTTGTACAAGGCACAAACCGCGAGTTGGGACGAGCTGCAAAAGTACGGCCAGGAGCTGGAAAATCTGAAATCGGAGGCTTTCACCAAAGCGGAGGATGCCTTCATCCGGGATCGGGCCGAAGTAAAACTGGCCTATGACCGGCAGATCGCCAAGGGAGAGGCCACCGAGGCGGAGCGGGATGCCGCACTGGCTTCCATGGACGCAAAGAAGAACCAGATGATCTATGGCGACCGGTCCCTGCAGCAGATCAATGATGCCATCCTGCGGCTGTACCTGAGCGCTATCCAGCAAAGCGATCTGCGGGACCCGGCAAACCTGCTGGGTGCCTATGCGGACACCTGGCTGAAAGGCGGAATCTCGGGGAAGGGCGCGTCGGACATCATCACCGGCCTCTTTGGAAAGAGCGCGTATGCGGATGAGCAAGTGGTATTTGGTCTGGATTCCACCAAGCAGCAGCTGGGCAAGTACCTGATTTCCGCACTGGGCAGCCTGGGCGGCATGGACGAGCTGACCAATCTGATGGACTACTACCGCGCCCAGGGGGACACGGAGAAGGCCGATGAATATGCCCGATTGTGGGCAATGACAGGCATTGCCACAAATTTCAACCCACTGTATGGTGCCGGGGCATTCACAGGCGATGTCATGGACAAGTATCTGGAGCAATACAGCCTAGATACCGCGCGGGGAACCATCCGCGCCTTTGACAGGGACGGCACCATCACCGCCTTCCTGGAGAGCATCGAAGCGGGCCTGCGGCAGGGCCTTGGGTACGGTATCATGGACCCACTGGCCTATGAGAACAACACGCTGAAAGATGACCAAATTACCGAACTGACAAACATGCGGGAGCGGCTTCGGGAAACCTACGACCTGGACGCCATCCTGGCGCAGGATGCAAACGCTCCTTCCGGAACAGGGGATCTGTACCGGGAGTTTTACGCCATCAAGCAGCTGCTGTATGGGGAACTTTCTGACACGGAGCAGTTTCGCATAGCGCCCCTTTCCCTGGATGTGCAGCTCCCCGACGGGTCGGCGGCCGGCAGCGATTTTGCCAGTGAGGCACAAGCCTACCTGTCTGCCAACCCCGGCTCCTGGCCAGTACATGTAAGCCTGACCGGCATGCCCAAGGGTGGAGGGGGAAACAACAAGCTGGACGAGTATGCCCAGGGCGGCAGGGCCGCCATCCCATCCATCTTCGGCGAGGCTGGGCCGGAATGGGCCATCCCGGAGGAACACAGCCTGCGCACAGCGGCGCTGCTGGACGCGGCGCGAGAGGCCAGCGGGTTTACCTGGGGCGAGTTGATCGGCCGCAATGGCGGGCTGAACGCCAGCCCTGGCCGGCAAGCCGGACAGTATGTATACGCTCCAACCATCTACGCCAATGATGCCCGGGATGTGGAAGAAAAGCTGCTGGAGGACAAGGAGCGCTTTTTCAAGTGGATGGAGGACAGCGCCCTGCGGGAGGAAGCGGAGGTGTACGTTTAATTGGACAGCATGAAATATCCCTGCAAGGCCGGGGAGAGCTTTGACCAGATCAGCCTTGCGGTGTACGGCGACGAGAAGTACGCCGCCCAGTTGCTCCAAGCCAACCCCGGTTACTGCCGCCGGCTTCGCTTTGCGGGCGGCGAAATCCTCAACCTGCCGGTGGTGGAGGTGCCAGAGGAAGGCGTGGGCGAGCCGGCATCCGCACCGTGGAAAGGGTGAAGTAAATGCTGATTGGAAAATGGGCCGGGTTTCAGTTTACCGT